CTTCAGGTCACCGAAGGGCGGGACGCCGGCAAAGCTGTTCCAGGTATCGACGAAGCGGCCGATTGGCCATTGGCTGGTGAGTTTGGCTAGTTCCTTCTCGGTGGCGAAGGTGCCTTCCGTGGATCCGACGCGGTAGTTCAGCGCGTCCTCGAGGGCGGCAAACGCCGTGATGTTGTTGTCGGTGTCGATTACGAACGTGGTGGTCATAGGTGAGTCTCCTGTCTATCGGGTCATGCCGGCGATCTTGTCGTCCGGGCCTAGCTGCAAGTTCTTGAGATAGCCGCTGGCGAGGCGTGCCCAGCCAAACGGCGTCGAGATTTCGTGGCGAGCGGCAATGCGGCTCAACTTGATGCGGTGCGTGCCGTTGTCGAACTCCTTCTTGAGGTGGCCCCAGCGGTCGAGCTTCCAGCCGTTCCGCGTGGCCCAGGTGATCAGTTCGTTGCGCGTCATGATCAGTACTCCAGTCCTTTGGCGTCGACCGCGCTGCGATCGCCCAGGTCGGCGAGGACGTAGGCGAGTTGCTCGGTGATCCGGCCGAGGTCGCCGGCGTGACCCCAGTTGGCGGGCTCGGCGGCCTGTGCCTTCTGGTGGGCAGCCAGGCGGCTGGCGATGCGCTTCAGCAGGTCCTGCGCTTCCGCGTGGCGTTCGGCGTAGCAGGCTGCGGCGGTCTGTTTGGTGGCTTGTGCTTTGGTGTTCCTCATCGCGAACCCATTCATCACTTCGTTCCGCAGAACAAGCAAGCAGAATCGAACAACTGAATCTCTCGACGTTTCAAACAGATCGAGGCACAAATGTCGGATCGGCTGATGACACAGGCGGAGTACGCGCGGCACCGGGGCAAGAGCCGCCAATACATCAGCCGCCTAGCCAAGGCTGGCGTGCTGGTGATGCGGGCCGGCAAGGTGGATGTCGTCTCATCCGACGCGGTACTGGATGATCGCCCGGAGCCGGTTTCGGAGCGCGTAACCTCCAGCCCGGCTGAGGTTGCGCCAGCCGGGACGACCTTCGCCCAAGCTAAGACCGCCGACATGGTGTTCAAGGCCAAGCTGCGAAAGATGGAATACGACGTCCGGATGGGCAAGCTGGTCGAAGCGGAGCTGGTCAAGCAGCGCTGGTCGGCGGTTCTGCGGCTGATCGTGGACCGGATCCTCGCCTGGCCCAACCGGCTGGCGCCCGAAGTGGCAGCGTTGACGGACGAACGCCAGGTGCGCGAGGCGATTCTGCGCGAGGCGCGCGCGTTGATCAACGATCTGCGGTCGGAAGTCCAGTATGCGCGTTGAAGAGATCCAGATTCTGGCGGCCGAGGTGCTGGCGCCTCCGCCGGATCTGACGGTATCGGAGTGGGCGGACCAGAACCGGCGGCTGTCGTCGGAATCCGCGGCCGAGAAGGGCGAATGGCGGACCGATAGGGCGCCGTATCAGCGCGCGGTGATGGACGCGATGGGCCCGAACAGCCCCTTCGAGACGATCGTAATGATGTGGGCGGCGCAGTCAGGCAAGAGTTCGCTCTTGGAGAACTTCCTTGGGTACGTGATCGAGTTGGATCCGGGCCCGGTGCTGCTGGTAGAGTCGCGTGAGGTCGATGCTGAGGCGTTTTCCAAGGACCGATTGGCGCCAATGCTCCGCGATACGCCGTCGCTGGGCGGCAAGGTGGCGGATGCGCGATCGCGGGATTCGAACAACACGATCCTGCACAAGAAGTTTCTGGGCGGCAGTATCACACTCGCGGCGGCCAACTCGCCGGCGGGCTTGGCCATGCGGTCGATTCGCTACTGCCTGCTCGACGAAGTGGACCGGTATCCGGCGAGCGCTGGCAGTGAAGGCGATCCGGTCAACCTTGCCATCACGCGCACGGCGAACTTCTGGAATCGAAAGGTGGTGCTGTGCTCGACGCCGACGACCAAAGGCGCATCGCGCATTGAGCATGCATGGCTGAACTCGAATCAGCAGAGCTGCTGGGTGCCGTGTCCGCACTGCGGTGACTTCCAGGTGCTGCGTTGGGAGAATCTGATCTGGCAGCAGGGCGATCCCGAACGCGCGCACTACCGTTGCGAGCATTGCTCGGGCGAGATCCACGACTGGCAAAAGCATCAGATGCTGAAGGCTGGCGAGTGGCGCGCGGCACGGTCGGAGGTTACGGACGTCGCGGGCTTCTGGATTAATGGGCTGTACTCGCCGTGGCGCAAGTGGGGCGCGTTGGCGAAGAAGTTCCTCGTCGACAAGCAGTCGATCGAGACGTTGCGGGAGTTCGTCAACACCGTGTTGGCGGAGCCTTGGGACGATGCAGCGGAGACGTCGGTTGATCAGGCAACCGTCATGGCGCGCCGTGAGCATTACCGCGCGGCGGTGCCGTTCGGCGCGGTGGTGTTGACCGTCGGTGTCGACGTCCAAAAGGACCGCCTCGAGATGGAACTCGTCGGCTGGGGCCGAGGTGAGGAGAACTGGTCGATCGAATACAGAGTGCTGCCCGGCGATCCTTCCGGCGCGTTGGTCTGGCAGGAGCTGGATACTTACCTCGAACGTAGGTGGCCGCATGAGACGGGGATCTCGTTGCCCGTTGCCGCATGTGCGATCGACGCAGGGTACGAGTCGCAGGCTGTTTACGAGTTCTGCAGGACGCGCTATCACCGGCGGATCTTTGCGGTGAAGGGCAAGGGCGGCCCGCTGCCCGTTTGGCAACGAAAGCCGACGTCGAAGAACATCCGTGGCGAGAAGCCGTGGATCGTCGGCACCGATACGGCCAAGGAGACGGTCTATGGCCGGCTGAAGAATCCAACGCCTGGAACGCCGGGATACTCGCATTTTCCCGCTGAGCGCACGGAGACCTACTTCGAACAGCTTCTGGGTGAGGTGCTGGTCACAACTTACGCGAAGGGCCAGCCGAAACGGGAATGGCGGCCGAAGCCGGGCGTTCGGCAGGAAGCCTTGGATGCGCGCGTGTATGCCTACGCCGCTCTGCGGGCGCTCATCTCGATGGGGCTATCGCTCGACAACGAAGCCGATCGGATCCTGGCCACCGGGCGTCCGCAGCCGGTGCCGGATGATGATCCGGACCGCGTGCGCTGGCTCGGGGACCGGAGAAAGAACTGGTTGTCGCGATGAAAGTACGCAATCAAACGCAGGCTCAGGCGGGCGCCTGGGAATACCTCGTCGTCACAGGCGACGCGGAGTCGACGGAGTTGCTCGCCGAGCATGGTGCCCAAGGTTGGGAGCTCGTGTCCGTTGTTCGGGAGTTCGGTACCCGCGCCACGTTCTATTTCAAGCGGAGGCGAACCTAGGTGGCTTGGACGCAACAGCAGTTGGATGCGATCGAAGCCGCGATCGCCAGCGGTGAGTTGACCGTCCGGTTCGGCGATCGCACGGTCACCTATCGTTCCATGGATGAGCTGCTGCAGGCACGCGCCGTGATCAAGGAAAGCATCAACGCTTCCGCCGGCACGAGCACCGACCGTTTCAGCTTCGCCCAAACCTCAAAGGGATGACCTCAAAAGGATGAACTGGCTCGACCAAGCGATCACCTGGGTTTCGCCGGAGGCGGGACTGCGCCGTTTGCGCGCGCGCCGGGCCGCGGATCTGGTGCGCCTGGCGTATGAAGGTGCCCGCAATGACCGGCGCACTGGCGGATGGGTGACCGCTGGCAACTCAGCCAACGCGGAAATCGGTATTGCGCTGTCAAAGCTGCGGCAACGCTCACGGGATCTGATCCGAAACAACGCGTATGCGGCTCGAGCGGTGGCAGAGATTGTTGGTAATGCAGTCGGCACCGGCATCACCGTGCAGGCACGCAGCGGGAATCCGGATCAGGACAGGCAGATCAACGAAGCTTGGGCTCTGTGGACGGAACAGTGCGACGCCGACGGGCAACTCGACTTCTCGGGCATCCAGGCATTAGTTGCGCGCACGGTATTTGAGAGCGGGGAGTGCCTGGTTCGCTTCCGGCAACGCCGAGCGGGAGACGGTTTGGCGATCCCGCTGCAGTTGCAAGTGCTAGAACCGGACTTCCTCGACCAGACGAAGACGCAGAAGACAGCCTCCGGCTACATCATCCAAGGCGTAGAGTTCGATCTGGTCGGAAGGCGCGTTTACTACTGGCTCTTCGGGCAGCATCCAGGCGACATCGTGCAGACAGGCGTCCGTGGTGGGGCCGGGTTGCAGTCCGTTCGCGTGCCGGCGTCCGAGGTTCTCCATGTCTATCGCAAGGACCGGCCCGGCCAGGTCCGCGGCGTACCGTGGTTGGCGCCCGTCATCGTCACGCTCCGCGATCTCGACGAGTACGAGGAGGCAGAACTGGTTCGGAAGAAGATCGAGGCGTGTTTTGCCGCATTCGTCACGCAGCCACAGGGGCCGGAAGGGCCGACGATCGCGCCGGCGACGCCGGATCCGGCAACGGGCAAGCGGGTCGAGAGTTTCGAGCCTGGCATGATCGAGTACCTCAAGCCCGGTGAGGAGATTTCATTTGCGGCACCGTCGGCGTCGGCTGGCTATCGCGACTTCATCGCCGCGAAGCAGGCGCAAATCGCGACGGGCCTGCAGTTGACCTACGAGCAGCTCACTGGCGACCTCTCGCGGGTGAACTACTCCAGCTACCGGGCCGGGCTCCTCAGCTTTCGCAATGGCATTGAAGGGTTCCGCTGGCTGACCTTCATCCCGATGTTCTGCACGCCGGTTTGGCAACGGTTCGCACAGATTGCGAGTGTCGCCGGATTCATCGGTGACCCGGAACCTGTCCCCGCTGAATGGACGCCACCGGGATTCGGCAGCGTCGACCCCTACAAGGACTCGGTCGCGACGCTCAACCGGCTGCGAACCGGCACGCTCACCCTGCGCCAGGCGATCGCGGAACAGGGCTACGACCCCGACGCGCAACTTGACCAGATCGCCGAGATCAACCGGGTGCTCGATGAGCGCGGCATCATCCTCGACTGCGATCCGCGGCGAGTGACCCAGACCGGCACGCAACAGAAGGAACTGAACCAATGACAGAACAGATCACCCGCGAACGGCTGGCTGCCGAGTTCGAAGCACTGTCGCCAGCCGGGCGCGAAGACCGCACTGCGACGCTCACCTGGTATACCGGCGCTTCCGTGCGCCGCTTCGATGGGCGTGGCGCCTTCGAGATGCGCTTCTCCATGGAGCCGCAGTCGATCCGCATGGGCCGCATGGCGAGCGGATCGGCGCCGCTACTCAACTCGCATCGCGATTTCACCGTGGATGACGTGATCGGCGTGATCACCAAGGCGTGGGTCGAGAACGGACACGGGAAAGCCACGATCCGCTTCTCGAAGCGTGCAGATGTGGATCCGATCTGGCAGGACGTCCAGGACGGCATCCTGCGCAACGCCTCCATGGGCGTGGCCATTCATGCCGTCGAGGATGTGACGCCGAAGGGCGCGAGTTTGCGCCAGGTGCTCGCTACCGATTGGGAGCCGGAGGAGATCTCTCTGGTGCCCATCGGCGCCGACCCGGGCGCTGGATTTCGATTTGGACGGGCCGAAAGCCCAAAGGAGCAGACGATGGACGAAACCACTGTCATCGACACGGGCGAACAGGCCCGCGCCGAGATCAATGTGGATGCCGAGCGCCAGGCCGCAGCGTTGGCCGAGCGTACGCGCATCCAGGAACTGGAGAAGGTCGGGCGCGCCGCCGGCCTCGAAGCGAAGCTGGTCGCGCAGCACGTTGGCGCGGGCACCTCGCTCGAGGAGTTCCGCCGTATTGCGCTCGACGAACTGGCCAACCGCAGCGAGGCCACGCCGATCCGCAGTGCCGCCGCCGTGGTGACGCGCGACCAGGCCGACACGCGCCGCGCGGGCATCACGGCCGCGCTGTTGCACCGCTACGATCCGGCCGTATTCTCGCTGCACGACGACCTGGGTCGCGATTGGACGGGGCAGACGCTCCTCGATCTCGCGCGCGAATGTCTGGAGGCTGCCGGCACGGGTACCCGGCGCATGGCGCGTCACGAGGTGGCGAAGCTTGCGCTCTCGACTTCCGACTTCCCGAACATCCTCGCCGACGTCGCCAACAAGACGCTGCGTCAGGCGTATGAGGCTTACCCGCGCACGTTCCTGCCGTTCTCGCGCCGGCGCTCGGCGGTGGACTTCAAGAACATCAACGCGGTGCAACTCGGTGAGGCGCCGAGCCTGCAGAAGGTCAATGAAAAGGGCGAGTTCACCCACGGGTCGATCGCCGAATCGAAGGAAACCTACAAGCTCGCCACCTATGGCCGGATCGTCTCTATCACGCGCCAGGTGATCATCAACGACGACCTGAGCGCCTTTACTCGAATCCCAGCCGGTTTTGGCGTGGCTGCGGCGACCCTCGAGAGCGACACCGTGTGGGGCATCATCACCGGCAACCCGAACATGGGCGACGGAGTGGCGCTGTTCCATGCGACGCACGCGAACCTCAACTCGGGCGGCACGAGTGCTCTGGCCCTGACGGGGCTCGGCGGCGGCATGGCGTCCATGGCCAAGCAGAAGGGCCTCGACGGCGTCACGGTACTGAACATTCAGCCGCGCTACCTCGCGGTCCCCGTGGCCCTGCAACTGACGGCGTTCCAGCTGGTCGCCTCGAACCTCGCGCCGGCGCAATCCTCGAACGTCGTGCCCGAGTACATCCGGGCGTTGACGCCGATTGCCGAACCCCGCCTCGATGCGGCCAGCACGGCGGCTTGGTACCTCTTTGCCTCGCCGGATCAGATCGACACCGTCGAGTACGCCTACCTCGAAGGCCAGGACGGCGTGTACATCGAGACTCGACAGGGCTTCGACGTCGATGGCGTCGAGATCAAGGCGCGCTTGGACTTCGGGGCGAAAGCCATCGACTGGCGCGGCATGCAGAAGAACGTCGGCAGCTAAGGAGAACTGGACATGAAGAACTACGTACAGAAGGGTGAAACCCTCACGCTCACTGCGCCCTATGCCGTCAGCTCCGGCGGCGGGGCGCTGGTCGGCTCCGTCTTCGGCGTCGCGGCCAACGATTACGGCAACGGCGAAGAAGCCGAGTTTCAGGTCGCCGGCGTGTTCGACCTCACGCGCGAGACGGGCGCCAGCACCGGCTTCAGCCAAGGTGCCCTCATCTATTGGGACAACACCAACAAGCGCATCACCAAGACGGTCGGCACGAACAAGCTGATCGGTGTCGCGGTAAAGGCGGCGGCCGACGGCGATGCCACGGGGCGCGTCCGGCTCAACGGAGCGTTCATCGCCTGATGAGCTTCGCGGAATCGACAGCCCGGCTGGACGAGGCCTGCCTGCGCGTCTTCGGCAAGGACGTCACGTACCAGCCGCAGGCGGGTGGGCAGACCACCGTCCGGGGAGTGTTCGAATCCACGCGAGAACCCGAAGACGCCTCTCCCGGCGTCTATACGGTGCTGCTCGTTCGGCTTGCTGACCTGCCGGCTGCCCCGCTACGAGGCGACGAGGTACTGATCGACGGCACCACCTACAAGGTGTTCGAGATAGAAGCAGACACGAGCGGAAGCGCCGTTTTGCGGATGCGGCAGGTATAGCGATGGCGACGGTTCGGGTCTATCAGAAGAAGCAACTCCGGCTCGACCTGCTGAACTTCCGCCAGAACCAAATGTTCAAGGTGGGCAACGTCGGCGTGGCGGCCGTGAAGAACCGGTTGTCCGCAGCGCAGGGTCCGGCCGACAGTCCGGCCAAGCCGCTCACCAAGCGGTACGCCATCCGGAAAACGAAGCTCGACAAAGGCAACCGGCGCACGCTGTCGCTCACCGGCGACATGCTGCGCAACTTCATGGTCCGGACCGTGAGCGAGAACAAGGCCAAGGCGAGCCTCAGCACGCGCAAGGACCGCATCAAGGCTTGGATCAACCAAAAGATCGAGCCTTGGGTGGTGCTGTCGCCCAAGAACCGGGCGGCGGTGACTGAGGCGACTCGCCGAATCCTGATCGAAATGAAGCCGCGACTGGTGATCGAACGAATGCTGGGAGGCAAACAGCGGTGATTGACCCTTCGGAACTCGTCGATCGCCTGGTGACGCTGCTGCGGGACATCCCCGACCTCGTTGCGGAAATGGGTGGCGATCCCGAGCGGATCTACGCCTACCATGACCAGTACCCGAAGCGATCGAGCCTCGCCAACGCCATTCACACGATGCCGGCGCCAGCCATCATGGCCGTCTGGCAGGGCACGCAGCCAGGCAGCTTCGGCACCGTTGATGTCTGGAAGCACCAGGTCACGCTGTACCTGCGCGCGCCTGAGACCTTCGACGGCGATCCGCCGACCGCCTACTACCGTCTGTTCCGGCTGATCACGAAGGGCATCCCGGCGTCCGGCACCGCGCCGATGCTCTACACCACCGTGCATCCGTCCTGCCACCCGATGGACTTGCCCCTCATCCAGCGGCAGACCGACGCGGAGGGGCTCGATTACTTCGAGGTGCCGCTGACATTCACGGAGATGGGAGATGAGTGAAACCGTCTGGATGAAGCCCCCGCACGGGCTGGGTGAGCCACGCGAAGTGGAGGCGACGCCCACTGTGCTCGTGCCATTGATGAACGCTGGCTGGAGCCAGTGCCCGCCACCGGAGAAAGAACACCATGTCGACGACGAGACTCCAAGAACTCCAGATCTGCTTCGGTAAGCAAAAGCAGGCCGACATCGCGACGGCAAACACCGCCGTGCAGATGTGGCAGCTGCGCAAGCTGAACGCTGCGCTCGCGAACCCGAAGCTCAACACCGAGAACGACGCCGAAGAGTTCGGCAAAGGCCACGAGTTCCCGACGCAATCGTTCCAGACCTCCTGGGACGTGAACGGGACGCTCGAAAAGTACCTCGGTGCGGAGATCGGTGCCTGGGCCATGGCGTACGGACTCGGCAAGGTGGTCAAATCCGGAACGCTTCCGAACCTCACCTACACGTGCACGCCGCTGATGCCGGCCAACGGCGACTCGGCCGAACTGCCGTACTTCAGCTTTGTCGAGCAGATCCGCCCGGGCGCCGGTGTGGTGGTCGATCGAATGGCGGTCGGCTGCGTGGTGGAAGGCTGGACGATCACGATCGGATCCGGCCCGGGCCGCGCCAACTCGAAGATCACCGTCGAATTCGTTGGCTCCGGCAAGTACACGGAGCCTTCGGCGATCACCATGCCGGCGGCCACTGTGGAGAAGCTGCTCCCGTCGGCATCGCTGTCGCTTTCGATCAACGGCGTCAACTACGTCTCGAACAAGAACATCGTCTCGCTGGAGGCGTCGTGGAAGAACAACGTCCGTATGGATGGCGGGTTCTATCCCGGCTCCGGTTTCCAGGCGCCCGGTGACGGCACGAGCGGTGCGATCCGCGGCCGCCTCGAGTTCGGCAACCGGCAAGGCATGCTCAAATTTGTCGCGCGTTTCGAGAACGGCTCGACGGAACTGGCGAAGCTGAAGAACCAGTCCACCGGCACGGCGGTGATCGGCCTCAGCTACGACGCCAACAACGCTCTCGACATCACCTGGCAGAAGGTCTCCTTCGCAACCGCGGAACTGGGTGAAACGGATGGCATCGTCACGATTGCGGTCGACTGCCTGCCGATGTGGGACGCAGCCAACGGAATCGTCTCTGCCGTGGCGAAGTGCGGCGTGGACGGTATCTGCCAGTAAGGATCAAACTCTATGGAAACGAAGACTGCTGCATTTGACGCGAGCCGCCCGGTGATGGTGAACCTCCGGACGCCGGACGGGGTGAAGACAATTCGGGTGCGGTTCCCGACCGACGAGGAGTGGATCGACCGCCAGCGCAAGCGCAAGGTGATCGTGAAACAACTGGGGCGTGGCGTATCGGAGACCACCATCCCGGATTCCCAGGATGTCGACGGCGCGTTGCTGGCCAAGATCCGAGTCGGCGCGGACGAGGGACCCGTCGTCGATCCATTTGAGGCCAGCCGAGTCATTGAACAACTCAGCCAGGCGGAGGTGGATGATGTCGCCTCGATCGGCGAAGGCTTCCGTGTGACGCTCCGGGTGCTGGGCGGTACGATCACCCACGAACTGCGGATGCCTTCGGCAAAGGACGTGTTTGAATACCGCCGCGGCTTCGCACGCGTGCTTGACCTGCCCTACAACCGCCAGGAACTGGTGATCAACCTCGCACCGGCAGCGACGCTGTTCAAGAAGCTGATCCAGTCGTCGGAGGGCTACGCTGGCGATGTTCCGATCATCCATCAAGCCGTCGCCGTCAAAGCCGCGATCGACGCCCTCGATGCGGTCTTCCAGGAGACCGGCGACCCAAACTGACGCCCGGGGAGTGGCCGGAGCAGCCATCCCTGCGCTTCCTCATTCATTGGGCGCTCCGCCGCGAGGAACTCTGCGATCCAGGCCTCTGCCCCGATGCCCCGGATGAAAGCGGGAGGTGCGACCATTGCCCGCTGGACAAACTGGATGCCGCTCAGACCTCTGAATCTGGACTGCTAATCCGGCGAGCGGTAGACCTTCGGGCAGCGCTGAAGCTGGGCGTGCGAATCGGCCTCCAAGAGATCGGGGCGGACGAGTTCGGCACAATCCTGATTCTCGACGAGGAGTGCGGGAAGCATGATCTCGAAAAGATGCAGGCCAAGACTCCCTAACCGGCGGGCACTTATGAAGCTCGCCGCTTGCCAAGCCCCTCGGCAATCATTGCAGTCACAAGAGTGTTGAGACTGACGCCTTCCTGCCTCGCCCTCGCGACCAAACGCGCGTGCAGGCTTCGTGGAACACGCTGCCGCCACTGGCCGCTCGCTTCGCTCGGCTTTGGAATCGGATCACCATGTTTGGCGCAACTGAGCAGATACGATTTGACGGCATCGTACCCATTCTTGATTGCTTCCTCCGGCGTATCTCCATCCGAAATGCAGCCAGGTAGATCCGGATACTCAATCGCGAAGCCACCACCGTCCTCTTCCGAAAGTGGGCGAATGGTGAACGGGTAGGAGTTGATGAGCGTCTTGTCAATCTTCATTGTTCTCACCTGTTCGGTCAATTAAGTCCACAAACAGCCGCACGT